CCAGGGGCAGAAATAAGAATTTTAGGTAGATCTTGAGGATTTACTGAAGATGGAAGTTCTACTGAAATTGGGTTGTTAGCCATGGTTAATTAAAACTTTGGAGGGTCTGAATTTATACGATTATAAGAAGGATTTACTTTGGTATTGTCAGGGACATTAGCGGGAGAAATGGTTTTTTCAATTTTTACTCCTTGGATAGGTTTGTTTGTTGTTGAATCTATTACGGTACCTGTAGAATTTTGAGGTGATGTTGCAAATGGGGGATAGCGTTTTGGGTTGGTATATATTCCAAATATTTGTCTTACTTTTTTCACATTTCCGGATCTAGTAGGAATAAAAGTAAAATCATAAACTTGTTTTACTTCTAATTTAGGATCTCCTAATTCACTTTTTAAACCTTCAGTTTTTGTTTTATATTGCCCAGGAGCACCAGAAGAACCATCAACATATGCTACTCCCCCTGCTCCTCCTCTACTAGTTAATCCAACATATGCTTTACCATCTTTACTTTCTTCAATTAAAACCTCCCATTTTACTTCCCATTTAATGTCACTCATTTCTACATTTATAGCTGTAATCGTTGGATTTAATTTATTAGTAGTGTAAAAATTTTTTAAAGCTGCATTTACTTTATCATTCATACGTCCTCCAAACCCATCACTGGATCTAGATTGGAAGGAATGCATTCCATCATAGTCATATGGTGCTGGGTTATATGATCCTGTAACTTTTACTTGGGGCATTATTTTAATTTTATAAAGGTTGATTTAATATTATCTATATTAGCATAAACATTTTCAAAAATCTTTTGGGCAGAATTAGCTACTGTTAGTAATGTTGGGTTAGGGGCTGGGGCTCCACTGGGCCAATTTTGGACTGATTTTAAAGCTTCAGTTATATTTTTTAATTCATTAATTAATATTTTTAAATACTCTACAGCATCATCTCCTTTTAATGCTGATTGGGATGCGTCTTTACTCCCTATCCTGATGTCAGTTCCATCTAAGTATATTTGTTTTGCTTCCAAATTAATACTATTATTTGAAGATAAACCAATAGAATTTTCTCCACTAATTAAAACACTATCTGTTTTTGCATTTAATATAATTCTATCGGAATTAAAAATAATTTGTGGGTTATTAAATTGGGCTGGGGTTATTGGTGGGGTTGTATATGAAATAAAATTTTCATTTACTATACTAAATGGAATTTTTTGGTAAGATGTTAAATAAATAGAAGATAAATCTACATTTGAATTTTCAGTTATAGGTATCCAACCTTCATCAGTTGAATTTATAGGTTGACCATTTCTTAATATAGTAATAGGATCACCATTGTTACCAATAGAAGACCAATTATTGTTTATTTCAAGGGGATTACTATCAGCAGGTGGTCGAGCTGTACTTCCAAAACGAATACTTTGACCATGTCTTCCTTCTAATAAAACATCACCCATAAAAGGCATTAATGGATGAATGTTAGCTTTTTCTACAAAAGTAAATTGTGAATTATTCTTTTTACTATTTAATTCACTATCAGGGAAGTATTCATTATCATCTCCTGTTCGTCTAACAGAACCACTAAATTCAGTTGAAGTAGTATAATCATTAGAATTATTTTGAAATTCTTGAGAAGATACCAATGGATTTGGATAAGCATCATGGTGTGGATGATTCCAAATATTTACTGGGTTTAGGTAGAAGTATGAAGTAATAGATGATAATTCTCCTGTTTGGTTATTAGGGATACTAATTAAAAGAACATATTCATTAATTAAAGGATATGTTTTTAATTGTGGATCATATGGAAGAGCAAAATTTGAATTATTATTATCATCAGTATTAGTACCTGATTGGTTAACAAATTCATAAAATATAGCTCCTATTCCATTATATTCTCCTACTTTTTTAAAATAAGGATGATTTTCATTAAGTACTATATCTGTTACACGAGCAGTAATTATAGTATTACTTAATGCGGAAATATCATTCCTAATATTAGTTGATATAGCAACCTGGTCAGGTTGGATATTTTTATTTTGTCCAGTATTATTTATCCTATTAATAGCCATTAATCCTTAGGATTGAATTTTTTAACTTCAGATAACAATTGTGCTTTTTCTTCTTCAGTCATTCCAAATCCTTCTTCTTCTGATTTACCCGATGCTAAAGCACGTTGGATGATGGTGGCCATCTTAATTAATTGCTCATCATTTTTAATACCTAATTCCATATATTCCTTAATTAAAGGAACTATTAAAGTAGCATCACCAATATCATTAATAAGTGGTTTTAATTCACCTATTAAAGCTGTGATTTGTTGCTCTTTTTTCTTTTGGTTGTCATAGATTTCCTTAAGAATGTCTGAGAATTTTTTCTTACCAAATACGTTTGATTCTAAATTACTCATATATATTGTTTTTTATAAATATAAACAACTATGAGAGTTGGAAATTTATATATCCATTCTCTAAATAAAACAGATAATTTTTTTTAAATATACTATATAATATACCTGCTATTTTAGTAATTTTAGGAGTTTTAGCATCTGGTATCATTTCATGGATATAGATGTAAAGAGCTTTTTTATTGAATACATCAATATTATCTCGTTTTCTAAAAAGTTCTAGAATTGCATCTGCAATTTTGGCATCATATTCCTTAGAAAATATATTATATATATTTAAACTTACAAATTCAACATATTCATCCATAAATTTAGATAAACGATCATCTGAATAGTTGATATCCATTGTGTAAGTATGGGTTTCATCTTTAAGTAATTCTTCGGTTGATACCTTTTGAATTTTACTTTTATAATTTTTTTCATTATATAAAATACACCATCGTTTTACTATAGTACCAAAGTAAGAATATGCTTTGGCCCCATTTTGAGGATTGAATAAATGAATTTTAGATAAAAGAAATATTATAATTTCATGTTGTAAATGCTCTAAATTTTCTACTTCAGTATGGTAAAATTTAAAGGTATGGATTATATTCTGGGTTAGTTTAAAAAATGCATAATGGATTTTTTCCTCGTAAATTTTACTTTTCAAGACAGGATCGATCATATTATTATATAACACGATCGCATCCTCAGTTTCTTGAGTAAAGTAATTTTTACTCCCAGGTTTTTTAGGCATTTTAACTAAACTTTCTAAGGTTGAATTCATTTAAGATATCTTGAATTTGAACAATTGATTTAAAAATTTGCCCAACTTCATCATCGGCTTGAAACACACCTCCACGATCTAACTCTTTAAGTTTTTTATCCGAAATCTCAATTGTACGAGATAAACGATCTAAATAAACTAAATAACTGGCTAAAACATCTTCTTGTTTTTCTACTTTTTTCATCAAGTTAAAAGTCGTGAATCCTAAAATCACGACTAAAACTGATAAAATGCTAATTACTATTGTTGTTATCATAAGCTATCTAACATATTTTTTAAACTATCACTTTTAAATGTACCTAAAGCTTTAGTTTTAGTTGATGTCTTTTTAGACATGTTGGGTTTATTTCCTAATGTATAATTCTCTTTTCTGGCATCCACGGATTTTTTATCCCCTTTTAATTTAGGTAACCATTCACGCTCAAACTCGATACGCGCTGCCATTAAATCGGCCTGATGTAAGATGAAAGGAAGAGACGTTCTTGGTTTTTGTTCTGGGAGATAACCTAAAAGGTATTTTTCATTTGCTTTATCATATAAACCATCATGTGTTTGGATAGCAATCATTTCATTGAATGTATACTGGATACCATATGATTGGAGAATAAATAATCCTCTATCTGGAACTGAAGCAAATGGAATTTTAGAATTAAACATATAATCTTCTCCTAATTTTTCACGTCTCCAATTATCAGTCTGGGGGATATATGATTCATTTTCTTCATCACCTATTTTACCTAAATCATGATTCAGGGCTGAAAATATAAGTTCTTCAGTAGTAAAAGTAGACATATCACATCCTTCATCTTCCCATAAATTAGATTGCTTAACAGCACATCGAATAACGCGTAAAACATGTTCTACATATCCTCCGGGGAAAGCATTATGATATTCTTTTTTATGCGAAGCAGGCATTAACATTAAACGCTCAGCATATTGTTCATATAATTCTAAAAGTTTTTCTTTACGTGGAGATGAAATATTGGTTTCAATGATACGCATTAATTCATCCCAATTTTCTTGGATTTGTTCGGCGGTAAGATTCATAACTTATTTATTTTAGATTAATTTTCTCGTTCAACGATAGATTGAGTATCTTCTTGTAATTCAAGAGCCTCTTGTAAAATTTGACGAGCAGCATCTATATTTCTTTCATTTAGAGCATTTCTCAATCGTTTCAATTTTCCTTCTAAAGACTCTAGCCGTCTCAATACTAATTCTTTATTTTTCATTTT